AGGCCGTACTTGGTGTACGCGGTCCAGAACGGGGTGCGGTTACCGATCAAGTCATCCGCGATGCGCTTTATCTCAAGCTCAGAACGCCCGGCGCAGAACGCCGACGCCACCACATCGTCAAACGACCGGTTGTTGAACCCGATATAGGTCGCCCCCGTTTGCTGCAGGAACGCCGTCAACCGCGCCGGTGCTCGGTCGTCATGCCGCCACAAGTCGAACCATACATGTATGTCCGGATTGTAGGCGCAGAATAACGTACGATTAGGTAGCGTTTCCATGTCAAACACCCAAGTGCTCATCGGTCTTGGTTCACGTAGCCCGCGCCCGCGTCGCCGTCGTCATCGTGATCGTCAACACCCACCATCATAGGCTCCGGGTACTCGAGCTCGATGAGCTTTTCAATAAAGTGAATGGCCTTCTCAAGGTCCTGCTTACCGTTCTTGTCTTTGTAGCGCTCAACGTACTTTGTAGCGCAACCTACAAAGTAACCCGCGCCGTACAGGCGGTACTGGCGGTCCCAGTGCTGCTCGCCGTTCTTGTCGTAGTGGTCACCGCCGACTTGCCGGTTGTTAGCGTTTTTCATGCTTTGAGGTCCATGTATTTGTTGAAAATGATTCCGCGTAGAACTTGCTCATTAAAGGTCTCGGGGCTCAGTTTGTCGTAATAAGCGAGGTAGCGTTGAGTCACGGTGAGCAGTGTGCGGTTGCCGCGCTCAACCTCCCGCAGGCAGAACAACGCCCCCTGGGCCAGGTCAGCTAGCTTCAGGGTGCGGGCCTCAGCCTCGGTCAACTCGGGGGTGGTGAGCCCGGCGGAAATAAGCAACTTGTTCTCAAGCTCAGATACCTGCTCACCGATGCCGTACAGGCGCTTGGCGGGGCTGGGGATGTCGCCTGTGATGTGCTCGGCCAGGTCGTGATAAAGCGCCGCCTTCAGCAGGTTGACCCCGGCTTCAGGTTGAAGCACCAGGCACAACATGGCGACCCCGTGTGAGTGATGACCCACGGTCTCAGTGGTCAGCGTTGTGACGGTGTGATACCGTTTTACATCGCTACCAGAAAATATGAATTCAAGTTGAGTGAGCATGTGAGTCCTGAGTTATGAAGTTATAAAACAAATTATAGGGTGTGAAACCGCCCCCCAGCGATTGTATTTTCAAATCGCGGGGGTATTCCCGATTGCCTAAGCCTTTTCAGCTTTAGCTAGCTCGCGTCGCTTAATCCAGTCAAAAGTAGCACGACGCCAGTCCTCGGCTCGGATCTTAGCGGCGAAGCCCGCGCCGTCACCGGCGTGAATCTTGCGCACCCGGCTCACCATAGCCATAGGCTGGGCGACGTGGGTAAAGAACGGGTTCTGGTACTTGGCGTCCTGATTGAATGGGTCATTGCAGAACATCTCACAATCCAGCAGGAAACTCTTGTACTCACCGTTCAACATCAGCGGCGAGGGGCGCACCACCCCTGAGGAGTAGAGGTCGTAGAACTCGGCGGGTGGGGGCTGCTCAACGTACTTAACGGCGTCGTACAACTCGGTGTACAGGTGTAGGTTGTTGCTAACCTGGCGGTAGACACCCATACGCATACCCACGGCGCAGGCTACAAACTCCTGCAGCACGCTAAAATGCACGGCGTTGGCCCCGTAGGCACCCCACCAAAGGTCGTTGCTGCGGTTGAACACCGTTATGTTCAAACGGGCACCCCGGGTGTCAAACAGTATCTGCGTGTTGCAGGCTTTGTCCTTAGTGCGGCGGGTGAGGTCGGCCTCGTCCCAGATCTGAATCACCGCCTGGCGGCTGTCAGGGTCACGGCGGAGCAGCTTGATGACCTCCTCGAGTTGGTCATGCCCGAAGTGCTTACGTATGCGATAACCGTACGCGGCGTTAAACACCTCGCCGTCATCGCTGAACTGGCCAATCTTGCTGTTAAAGTGTTTGAGGAAACCCACATCGCGCCGTCCCGCCAGAATCCAGATCGACTCCATCAGGTGGAAAATAGGGTTAGCGTCCCGCCCCGCAAAGAACAACACCCGCTCTTGCGGGTACCGATAGGTGGTGGTGACCATCTCAGGGAAAACTAAAGCCGGTCCGTTGCGGGTGGGCTCAGGCTTGAGATTCAACGCTTTAAGCCGCCAGAACGCCTCGCTCAGGGCTTGGTTAATGTTGCGCACCGTGATTTCCATTTAAAACTCCGTTTCTGGTTTATAGGTTGACTTAGGGACGCCCTCGCCGAGCAGGGTGCGGCAGTACTTGCTGAACTCACACATGCAGTTCTGAACGTCATGTAGGGTCATATCAGTTATGTGGAGTTGTTCAATTATTTCCAAGCGCAGGCGAATCAGCTCGGCGTTGAACGCCCCTTGAGACCAGGTCGCAAAGGGGGCGCGCCGTAAAAGATAATTCAACCCGCGTGAGCTCCCCGGGCCAATCGGCGCATATGTAAACAAGTCCACCGCGCCACCCAGGTGTTGAGGAGTATACGTCAAGTCCGCAGCCACCTGCCCGGCCATGAAAGTACTTATACCGAAGCATGATGAAAGCGCCGCCACAAACGTCTCAATACTAGGCTCCGGGGTGCACCAAAGCGAGTCGTAAATATTGTCTACGTTTTTAACCACGTCACCTATTATGTAACGGGCCAGCGCCTCGGACTTGAGCCCTCCGGGGGCTTTCTTGGTCGGGTAAACCATGTAGGCACCGGAGTAGGTTTTTTCCTGTATGAGCTTGGCGGCCTCAACCACTTTGACAAACGCCGCCGGGTCAAACATAACGCCGGGGTGTAACGGGTTAGGCCCGCACGGAATTACCCGCGCCGCCCGCAACTTCTGCAGCGTGGGGGGCCAGTTAATCAGGCGCGCAATCAACAGCGTGAACCAGAGGTTATGATCCTGATTACTCGGCGTTATCAAGTGCTCAATAATCCAACGGGTGACGCGGTCATCACGGCGGTGAATATTGGTGAACTTGTACTTAGCGAAAATGGGGTCAGTGGTCCACGGCGCGGGCAGGTCATTCTCCCGGGCTAAACGAATCGCCTCTCGCTCCCAAATGAAATACAACAACCCCTCAGTGCTACGCACGTTGGCGGCCGTGGGGCGGGGGTGGGGGCACTGCTCAATCATTGCTCAGCCGCCTTCAGGTAGTTGATGACGCCGGTTATGGGGTCTTGCCAGTCTAGCCAACGCACATCATAACCCCCGGCCTCGGCCAATAACTCGGCCGACCGGTGGCATTGCTTGTACGCGGTGCGCATGGTCTTTTCTGGGTCAAAGGTTTTGTCGTTACCCGCGTCGGCCCGCCGCCCTAATACCCGCTCAAGGCACACCGACCAAGGGGTGTCAAGAAACGCGAACACCGCGCTGTGGCCCTTCAGGATGGGGGCTACGTGACCCCCAGCGGAGCTCTTGCTCATCAGCAACCCCTCTACCAACACATGCCCATGCGGCACGGCCCGCACCACCCGCTCGGCAATCTCCTCCTGGGTCTTGATTCCATCGGTCCCGCCGCAGGTGTTCTCATACGAGCCGATGATGTACACCGGGCGCAACACCCCCCAAGCCTTAGCGTCAACCGCGTAACCTAACGGTCGGTTGGCCGGGCCGAGCGGACTATTAGGCAGGCGGTCCAGAAAGCGCCTGACTATGGTGGTCTTGCCCGAGCCGTTACAACCCCGGATGTTGACGATTTGATTACTCATAGGAAATACTCCGCCCGGTAAGGCGCGCCCGTCTGGGGGAAAAGTGCGGCCTTTTGTTTAATTGTCAGTTTCTCGCTCCCACACTCTGAACGCAACCAGTGCGGCAGGTTCGCAGAGCGTATGTCTTTGAACACCTCAGTGTGCTTAGACTGCCCGCGCTCATCAGCCCACTCAATACGCTCGTAGGCCATGTCAGCGTACACGCCGGGGTAACGCCGCCCGAAGAAGTGATTCTTAAAAGTACACAGATTACTTTCCAGCGTGAAGTAACCGGCGTTTGGAGCGTGGGGGTGGGTTTTGGAAAACCCCAGCAAGAACTCATCCGCCCGGGCGTTAAGCCAAGGTGTGAGCTTTTTAAAGTCGTAGGTGCCGTCAAACCCGTTAGGCATGCGCTTGTCCCAGACGAACTCGTCCACCCCCTGCATCAACAGCATACCGTTGCGGTGCGACTTGCTACCGCTTTTGTCACCGAAAATGAGATCATCACAATCCGCGCCGTGGCCGTTCAGGTGCACATACTCAAGGTAGCTAAACGCCGACAACCGTCCAAAGGACACGTAGTTCTCACGCACCAGCGCCCAGAGCGCTGGGTAAGCTGGACCTAGTAACATAGCCTGCTGGCTACCGTAAGCAGCGACCAATGTTGCATAGGCTTTGATGGCGGCGGGGGTATCTTTTTTCTGATAACGCCGGTCTGTGTCGAACTGCAGCGTGTCCCACTCCCCGTTAAACCAAGCCTCAAACCCCGCCAAAGCCGCCCCCGCCGGAGGCACCTGAGGCAACCGCTCCATCAGCCGCATAGAGGTGATGGGGTTTTGGGTCATACCGTTCAGGAAAGCAAACCAGAGCCGCTGCTCAGCGTCCCAGTTGTAGCGGGCCGCCAACTCCGGCAGGTACAGGTACACCATCCCCGGCATAAGCCGCTGCTCAAGGTTCAGGCGGTACAGCTCGGTAAAGTACTCAAGCCGGTTCTCCCGCAGGCGGTAGTCTTTCATACCGTCACCTTGAACACCCACTTAGGAGCCTGCAAGACCCGCTTAGCCATCAGGTCAGCCCCGTGTTCATGCATACCCCGAGGGGCGGTGAGCTTGAAGTGCGTACCTAGCAGGCTGATGCGGAACGGGTTATGCATGGCTTCATCATACGTACGGCAAGCCGCACTACGCAACGCCGCCGCAAAACCTTCACGGCTCTCAACTTCGTATTCAATCATTGCTCACCCCTAACGGTATAAAACGGTTCAACAATTTTGGTGTCCGGCGCGCTACCTACAATCCAAAACCCGGTGCGGTCATCCTGCGCGACGGGGCGCAGCGTACGCAGGTAGCGCCACATCTTAGCCTCGTAGGTGGGGTGGAAGTTAACACCCGCCCAGTTCTCACCCTTGAACTTGTCACTGTAGCTGCTGAACTTGGTGTCGTGCAGGCTGTGATGCTCCCACAAGAACGGCAGCCGGTCTGCGTCTACGTTCATAACCTTTAACCGCTCGTGTACCCAGCGCCGCTTGTCAGGGCCGATACCCAGGGTGAGTAACTTACTCACGTTGCGGCTGTCACGGCTCAACCCTAGGAGAATGCTCGTCAGTGAGTTACACGACCCCGCAGGCACAATCAACGTGCGCACCGACTCGGGCAGCTCTCGCACCTGATTAGCCCCCACCTCGTGGAACTTGAGCACGTCATCAGCCGGGTAACGGGTGTGCGGTACCGTAATACCGTACTCCACCACCAATGAGGTAGACTGCGTAAAGTCCACCACCCGCCGCTGTATTATCGGATTGTACGGGCCGTTGGTGAACTCAAACCGCGCCCCGAACCCAGCGGCAATACGCGGGTTCTCATGGGTGAGAACGGTGTGGGGTTTACTGTAGACGACCTGACGGGCGAGCAGTCCGTAATGTGCGCCCACAATCGCTGACATGCTCAACTGGGGGCTCTGTACGCTGGCCCCGGTGAGGATGTGGGTCTTGCCCGGGCGGAAGCGATTCACGTACCAGATGAGCTGACGCATCTTGCTACCGTTAGGCCCCCCGTAACCCAAAGGGGCAAAGTAGTCCTCCCGCTTGAACCATATACCGTCTCGGTTCTGCCATGGGGTGAGCGCACCCAGGTGCTCCTCCCAGCGGATGTGCTCTCGGTCAATAGAGAGCTGTGAAAATATAGTTTCGCTCAATTCGGTCTCCATACAAAAAGATCAATCCCCACAACCACCGCTGCAAAGATGTAGACTACAACCAGTAATACGTTCAGTGTAAAGCGGCTCATCCGAAGAACTCCGCCAACTGAGTGTACAACGCCCGCGCGTCGTGTAAAGTCGTATTTTCAATGTTAATCGCAAATTTCGCAACAGGTTTTTCGGCCTCAGGCGCTGGCGGCGGGGTGCTGGCGGTGTGCTTAGCGATTACAACGGGTGCGCCTTTTTTACGCCGAGGCAGCAGCTCAAACTCAGCCCCCAGCGCCACGTAGGAGTTGACCATCAACCGCCCCATGCGCACGTTCTTTGCACGAGGTATCAAGCTCACAGACACCATACCCCGGGACCCCATGTCGTTCAATATCCCTGGAATATTGGTGTTGCCCCCCGTGCCCAGGGCACGCCGTATTTCGCCGGCGGTTTTTCCAGGATGATCTTTCAGCCAGAGCCAGACGCGTTTGTTGGCGGGTACGGCGAAGCCAGCGCTTTTAATTGCAGAAGTCATAGTGTTCATGATTTAAGTTGCCAGTAAGTTATGAGTTACCAAAGGGTGCATCGGGCCGCTGCTGATGCCGACTGCGCAGGTAGTCAGCCTGCTGTTTAGGTGTCCAAGGGACCGGCCCGCCCGGGGGCGGAAAGGGCCAGGTGTTCATACCGCGTCAGCTAGGCGGAAAGTCAGGTTGTTGATTACGACGTGCTCCTGGCGGTTGCCGACCTTAGCGGCGCGGTACAGCGTGGCGGAGAGGCGGTCACCCTGCGCCGAGCTAACTAGGCCCGCCTTAAACACGCGGTTGGCGTTAGCGTAAACCACATTAGTGTCAACGTGCATGATGCGGCGGTCTAGCTTCAACGACTCAACCATGGCGGGACGGGGTCCCATGCTAGTAACCGGGCGACCGTTGACACTACGACCGATGAGCGGGCCGAACTCTTCGCAGCAGCCCAGGCATTCGAACTGGAACTTGGAGTGGCGAACAGGCTTGCCGTTTACATCTTGCATATGATGACCAACGCCGTTAGAAAGATGAATACGGCAGCTTGGGCAGTAAGCTACGCCATAGTCAGTGATGTAGCGTGCGTCTTCAGCGTCAACCTCAGGGAGCGGGGTGGGTACGTTGAACTGACGCTCAGCCAGCAATATAGACACGCGCTTTTCAGCGCTGCGGCGGTCGGCAAACCGTTTAACGGCCTCACGGCCAGAGTGTGCGTTGTAGAAAGCCAACAGCTCAACAGCGGAGGCAGACTTGACATTGATTGCGGACATGATTGAGTTCCTAAGTTATGAAGTATTTATCAGCTCATTCAGCTAATAGGGTGAACTATGCCTGAATATTCTGGCTTCGGCAAATTGTATTTTCAAATGGAAAACAGAAACCTGATTGCTTTTGCCAATCAGTGTTGATACACGAGCTCGTCCTCACCTAGGTATAGGTCCGCCCCGCCCATCGCCCGGCAGGCCGCTGTCAGGCGCTCACCTACGCGGCCCAGGTCCCGGTCCCAGAACCCGGTGCCGTGGTCATTACGGGTAAGCCACAAGTCCTGCCCCATCTGCTCGTAGTCAAGGGCGGAGCGGTGCAAGTCGGGCAGGTTAGAGTTCACAAAGTCCGCCACATCAGACCTCATCTGCGCCAGCGTTTCAGCGGGTAGGTCATCAATGTCGCGACCGTCGTTAAGGGGTTGCCCCTCGTCGTCGAAGGAGACCCCTAGCGCGCAGCGTACATAACCGTTGAGCACAGCCTTAATCATCATGTGTTGCGCTCCTTGAGCTTGGCTTCCACATCCCGCAAGGACTCCAATACACCTCTCCCGTCGCGCTCACTCCATGCGCTTAGGATTTCATCATCCGTCAGCCCAACCCAAGCGGCTGGCTGTGGCTTATCACGAGCATCATAAAAACCGGGATGGGTACATTTGCCGGAGTCGCACTCACAATAAGGACTGCGACAAGGCTTCAACGATACAGGCTCATCTTCTGGCTGCTCTGGCCGTGAGCGCAGGGCTTTAATGGCCTCATACACTCTTGGGTGGTGCTCACCTTTCGTTTCCAGCGCATCCAGCGCTTGCTGCATTATTTCTTTGTCAGTCATTTAACCTCCCTAGCGGCAAGCATGGC